ATTTCTAACTATATCATCAGCAGAACCTCTCAAAAATGCTTTACCAGAACCTGACTTTGTATAATTTCTAACAACCCTTTTTCCATCTCCTCCATACTCTTGAAATCTAGCATATGCCTTTGCTGGACCCTCTTGTCCATATTCAACTACATATTTCAATACTCCAGTCTTTCTATACCTCCCTGATGATTCTAAGATACCTGTATCACCATGAGGAACTTTCACTTTAGAAAGCCTTAGTATATCTACTGCCATTCTTTCAAAAGCAACCTCTCCTGCTTCCCTATCCTTCTTTACAAACTTCTTTAGATTGTTAATTATCTTAACTCTATTTGCCATTATGATACCCAGTCAATACTTAATTTATGAGCTGTAACTAATCCCTTGTAAAAGAATATTGTAGATCCTTTTAATCTCCTTGCCTTTATTAGCTTATTTACTCTCCAATCTCTACCATCTACCCTTACAATGCTAGATTCTTTAGCATGGGTATCTACTCCAAACCATATCATAGCTTCAGGAGACATTAAGCCCTCTATATTAGTTGATTTATCTATCTCTGTAATATACCTGAATCTAACCTTTTCAGTATGTGCTGATTTTACAATCTGAGTTCCATAGATATTATCCTCAGTTTCAAATACAATAGCATCTTGTTGTAGGGCATGATTTATTAGGCTCATAATAGAACTTTTTTCCTCATATCTAAAGTAGAAACAAGATTCCTCAATTCACTATCTTGTTCATCACTAGATAGCAATTCGTAGGAATACCCCTCTATACTTTCTTTCTTAAAACCTCCATTTGTTGAAGCATTATTGATATATCTTCCTACTAAAGCTGTGCATACACTAATTACATCGGCAGGAACAGTCCCATCTGTAAATATACCATATACCTTTATACAAGCTCTCCTATTAGGGAACATATAGCTCCTTAATGCAATGGATTCTGTAACATCTCTATTAAGTGGATAGCAAATAAAATCAGCAGGAAGCAATGTTAGATAAACACCTCCAAGATTATCAAGTATCTCTACCTTTGTAACACTCTTCACACTATCATTTAATCTTAATTCCCTATTACCTTCTCCATCATAGACTTTAGATGAAGCTAATGGATCTGAACCTGAAATATCATTCCATACTCTATTAGTATATGAATTGATAAACTGTGAAAGGTATTCTATGAACCCGTCTAAGAGGGTATTCTCTTGAGTAGTTAAACTCCTACCCAAATATGCTTCTACATTAGCTTTGCTTGTGTATTTGCTCATTGTCTTTCTTTTTTGAAATAATTGGCTTCTTGTTTATCTTCTTTCTAATAGACAAGATAGCTCTATTGATAGATTGATTTATCATATATATATTGTAGCATAAAACAAAACTCCCTGCATTACACAGGGAGCTTCAAGTCTATTTTATTACCTCCGACTTTAGGATGCTGAAGCTGATGTCTTAGCTACTGAGAATGCTGCTGGGAATCTAACTTTTGCATTCATTCTCTTAACTGCTCTCATAGCTTTCATATCCTGAGTTAATAGGTTCAACTCATCTGTTCCTTCCTCATCATCAGGATCCATTACTGTTCCTGTATCAAAGATTTTAATTGTCATATCAGTTCTTACACCAAGTGTGACATATTTCAAATCACCAAAAGCAAACATCTTTTTCTCAGGAGCATCAGCTGCTAAGTTTGGCAAGATATCTACTAATGTATATGGCTTACCAAGTATTGTTGCTGGAGTTCCATCTGCCATAGCTCTTTGCCATACTGGTCTACCCTCTAAATCTTTGATTCTTTGAATTACTCCAAGGATCTCTCTATTTAACCAGAATCTTCCATTCTCTTCAGAAGAAGTTGGGACTCCGTAGATCATCTTAGATAAAACATCAAAGTCTAAATCTTCAATACTATCTCCATTTATATCAACCACTTTTGTTCCTGCTACATTCATAATACCATGATATTTCTTTCCTGCATTTACAGTCTCAGTAAATACTAATTGGTCTTCTTTCTTTGCAAATGCTCTAGAGAATCTATTTACTGCATCATTCCAAAGATCTATTGCTGATTCCTCTTCTAATTCATCAGTAATAGGTAAGATACCTGCAAGTTTTCTCCAGATTATTTCTATTGGTGTGTAACCATTCTTTGTAGAAAGTTTAACTCCACCTTCATCTGTATCAAATATCTCCAAATCTTCATCTCCAATTATCATTCTCAATGTAGCTGCTTTGCTTCTCTTTACTGTTGCAAACTGTCTAGCAACACCAACCTTTTCCTCTAATCTTTCTACTTCTGCAATAAACTCTTCTGGAGGAAGAACTGCACTATCATCAGTAGTATTCATAGCTGATTTGTATTTGGTCATATCACCTTGTGATAGTCCGATTACATACATCTTGAATTTCTCTTCCTTTGATAAATCTTTTGGATCAAGAACTGTTTTGTTAATATCTTTTGCTCCACCTTTGATATCTTTAATTTCAACTGGGTCTAACTCTTTCTTGAGTTCATCTTTGAAAGAATTCAACTTACTATCTATCTGAGATAGAAGCTCTGCACCTGAATCTTTTTCAACAAGAACTGAAGCAAATTTTTCTTTTTGCTCGTCTGTTAATTCAGATACACTAGATTTAAGAACCTCGACTTCGTTTAAGGTCAAGTCGCCAACTTCCTTTTGTAAAATGTTTTGTATATTTTTCATACTTCTAATATAGCAACTTAAAATATCTGTGTCAAATCCTTTTGCTTTAGCTAATAGCAAAGCATTAGGGTTTGCAGGAATAGGAACAGCACTATACTCTAGTAATTCACTCTCTGTATATATATTTCCTTCCATATCTAAAGGAATAAATCCAATAGAGAATGCACTCATGAATCCTTCTTTGTAGAGGTTATATACTTCTCTTGCAAGATCTGAAATACCAGTTGCAAATTCCATTACTGCTTTCAATACTGTTTTCTTTCCTATCTTCTCTTTAGTCAATGAAGTAGTTTTCCCAATAGGTGGTAGTGAATAATCATGTGCCCACATAACAACGGGATTATTTTGGTAGTTTTTTAGATCTATACCATCAATATTGACTATCTCTCCATGTCTATCAATATCATCTGTAGATACAATAGCTTCAAGTTTACCTTCTCCAAGGTCTTTAATTTTTGCATTAAAGATTTTGTATATTGTTTTATTTTTCATACTACAATATTAGCATAGAGAATTTTATTCTTCAATCACAGGAAGAATTGTGCATTCACAGTTATGTGATACTACACCTTTAGCTACATAGCTCTCATCTTCTTCTACAGAGAAGTTATACAATCTCTCTCCTTTGAAGTCTTTTAGACTCTCTGTCTCAATAATAGGTGTTGATATAAATCTTGCACCACTACTTAGTAATACATTCATCCTAGCTGTTCCTTCTGCTTTCTGATGACAGGAACAACAAAGAGTAGTTAGATTTTCTAAAGAATTATCCTTTGAATGTCTATATGGGTCTATATGATGAACTTGCAATGGTTGTTTATACTTTCTAATATGCTGTTCCTCTGTCATTCCACAACCCTGACATATAAAGTTGTCTCTCTCCCTTGCTCTTAATTTTATTGAATCCCAATCCTTACCCCTCCACCATATCTTTCCACCTTCCCATAAATGATGTAATGCTCCAGTTCTTCCAAACATCCAATTCTTCTTACCTTTCTTTGATTCAGATATTTTCTTTCTAACCTCTACATTTGCAAGTTGGCAATTCATACAGCAATAATCTTTCCAGTATGGTATTAGTTCTCCACAGTTCTTGCACTCTTTTGCTTGGACAAACAGCCTGTCCTGTATAGTCAGGTCTTTTGCATATACCCAACCTCTCTCAGTCAAGAATGGATGCTCAGGAGTTACTGTAAAGCTATTCCTCAATCTTGCATTATGATTCCTCTCACTTCCTCTACCTCTGAATACAACCCTAATAGCTTCACCTCTATATTTTGTCTTATCCTGTAATACTCTTAAAACTTTCCTATATCTCCCTTTGTGTGTCAAAACTTTATCCCCAACTTTAATATCCCCAATATTCTTTTCTCCTCTATCTGTAGTTATTTTAACCGAGTAATGAAGAAAACAGTTAGGGTGTAAAGGAGGGTGTTCTATATTCTCATAATCTACCTTAAAGAACTCATCACCTGCTTGAAGTTTTGTTCCTTGTAATGCATAGCTCTCAAAAAGCCCTACTGTTTTACCATTAAGAGATTCACAGAATTCTCAAGCTCCTGGATTGGCTCTCCATTCCTGTTTCTTAACAATACTACTCTGTCTATATGATTCTAAGGCTGATTGATTACTCATAGCTATTGTTTCTGTTCTAGATATCAACTCTGCCTTCGTATCTTCTATACTTTTATATACTTTTCTGATTCTGCTCTTCAAATCAGCTATACTATCACCCTGTAAAATACCCTCTTGAATAGTAGCACTCAAATCATCAACTATATTCTTATTAAGAGTGTCAAGCATTTT